ACATTTGAAAGTTGAATTACTAATGTCAAGTATCGATCCGGTAAGTGACTTAAGGCGATCTATGTCAAATTTTATCAGGATCCTGGATAGCTCTGTTGGCGAATCTTCGCCTGTCAGTGTTGACTCATCGTACAATTTGAAAAGATCAAGTGTTCCAGCGCGGCCGACATTTGTATCAGTTGCTCTAAACTTGCCGTTGATAATTTTATTTGTAATGTATGTGTCTTTGCTAGATGTTAGTATGAGATACATTTTTCATCTCCCTACAGTGCTGTACCAATAATGTCATTTGTTGGAAACCTCAATTCAAATATCGATCCTTGTGGGCCAGTAATCATATTCCTCACTGTTGATGTCTTGAAGTCAAACGATGTATCACTGTAAATTCTGTTCTCTATTGTTCCGGCCAGTGGGCCAATATCTAGTTCAATAAGTGAGATAACACCTGGTGTGTTGATAATAACATTTCTAATGTCATCTATCAGGATCGGTTGATCTATTTGAAAGTGTCTAAGTTCTAAGATTTCTTTCACTCTAGCAATAGCAGTCTGCACTGTTGCTTGTTTGTTGACGTTGGGATTACAAAGTATGCCAAATTTGACGTAGTAATTAACAACGCTAGCGTCTAATATATCTATCGCGTCTGATATGAGCCTGAATTCATTTAGATATTTGGCTATGTTTTTCTTGAGAGAATCCGGAGTGATATCTAATTGACCCATTCTATTTCTAGAAATAACATACAATAAAGAAGATAGCGGATTCTCAGGATTGTCAGATATTCCCGCTCGATAAACTCTTCCAAACTGGGCCGGCAAAGTGTATATCCTTGCTAGTAAGTCTTGTTTGCTAACAATTCTAGACTGTTGCTGGCGTGCCACCGGTATTTTTTCTCGCAATTCAGATAAAGTAGGTGCAGAATCTCCTCCTCGCGCAGGATCATGATTCTTCACATCAAGTGATGATCTAACATATGTAGCATCTGCCATAGACGGATTTCTTCTAAAAGATATTTTAATATTTGATATTTTTCTAATCGCACTTGCAGGAACGTTGTGAGATAGTCCTCCGCCTGATCTATATCTTATCCTTATTGTTGTGTTCTTTGGTGATATTCCTAATGTTCTGCTCTTTATAAGGTCATTAGGGTCGATAGAAAATCTAGAAAATGTTGTCTTACCATACAGCGGTAAAGATAGCTTGCTGGGATCGGGAATAATATCGTCATCTAGCGAGTCAGCATCTCCAGAACCAAACTTCACTCGAGTAACTCGAGTATTGGGATCAACAATACGTACGAATCTATACGGTGCTGGGGCAACTTCAAGATTGCTCTGAACAAGATCGCTATCTTCATTTAAATTCATGACTGCCTTGAATACAGTGTCTTGTGACAGTGATTCTACTTCGTAGTACTGATTTCCATCCGAATCTGTAACAGACATAATGTCAGACACATCAGATCGCTTAAGCGAAACCTCTCTAAACGGCACATGAGTTGTGCCTATGCTGAATGAATCTTCAGACTCATCTCCAGAGACCATCAATCCTTCCAATGTCATGATATATGATGCTGGGGAGCCGTCTGAGTTAACATCTTCAACAACATATGATGCATCGTAATTTCCTCCGTCGTCTTGCTTGGCAAAGTCTAGATCTTCTGTCAAGTTAAATTTTACACCATTGAAAGATTCACATTGCGTTCCTGCTAATATCACCGGTAAAGCACTTCTCTTTGGAGCATACGATCCGTCAGAAAGTTGTTCAGAATATACTTTTATAAAAAATGTTGAGTAAACTGATGCTGGTGATGCACCAGATATTTGAATTCCCGCAGACCTTAAATGCCTAATGAGATTCTTGCTCTCAACTGCTGTGTATGCGTTGAGCTCATTGAATTGATGATCTAGATAGAATGTCATTGTATCGCCGACCATTGCTGCCATATCTAATAACAAACCCCCTAAAGATGCTTCTGAGAAGTCTTGTATCTGGTTTGGAAAATATGTCTTGGCATATCGAAGAAGTTCTGACCTAAAGCTATTGAAATCTTTAGCCAGGTACGTTCTATTGTTCTTTCTTTTTAGCTTTTTCTTTACATCTATAGACATATTATCCTGCTACGTATAGAATTACTTCTATTTCACGTTTTTTTTGTGTTAGCTTCGGTATGCCATAAGTAACTTTTACACCGACTTTAGCTGTATGCTCATTATCATGACGATCTACAATTGGCTCAAACGTCTCTAAGTTGACATATGGCATGTATTTGTCAACTGCTTTTTTAATTCTTTGTACTGCAACTTTATCAGCACTTTCTGCGCCTAACTCAAAACATAACTCCATCAAGTTTGCGCCAAAGTCATAAAAACCTAAACGCTCACCATGGTTTGTCATGATAAGATTGCGTAGATTGTCTGATATTTGATCTAATAATACAGTATTCATTCTAAACAAAGAGTTGGAATTGTCTGACAATTGCAACGGTGTTCTTATACCAATTGGAAGACGTACAGACTCAAGCTTTGCTTTTCTAGATCTTTCTTTCTCGTCTAAATCTAGATCGCCGACACTATTGAAGTCGTACGTCCTTCTATTTTGTGCTATTTCTGCCATTGGATTATCCGGTCCTTGTTAGACGTAAATATAATCTGTATCAAGTTGCAGTGAATAGAATTTCTATAATAGCTTTCCAAATCCGGTATGTAGAGCAGGCGAGGTGGGTGCTACTGTAGCACCTGTTCCGGTTCCTGGGCCTGTTGGAGTTACTACAACAGTTGACAACGTTGTTCCTGGTGGTGTCACAGATGACACTAGAGTAATATCGACATCAGCGCTTGTTATGTAGTCATGAATTGCATTAGCCATATCTAATGCCATTTTTGCATTATCTTCACCCTCTAATTTTCTTTCCTCAAATATTGAAAATAATGTTGCTTGTAGTGTAATTTTAGCATTTGATAGTGACATAATGTTTCTATTCTCCGAATATTCGATCTGATTTTATACTTTTTATTTGATTTATTCTGGCATCCATGTCAGTCTGTAACGTCATGCATTCTGCAGTTGACGATACAAGTATTGACGGGTTTGGCGCACCAAAACCCGGGGTTGTATTTCCTGCAAATGTTGATTGCAAGCTAGTGCCAAATGATTTAATGTTGGTCAACACTTCTGTTAGCAGATCTTCAAGCTCTTGATACTTTACATATGGCTGGGAGCCTCCCGGGCCAGGGCCTTTGCCGGCGCCGCCGTCTTTTGTAGTACGCCCTAAAAATATCTTTGATCCTGAAATTTGAACTGTGCCATCAGGTAGAATAATAATTGAAGCAGCATCATCATCAGGCGTGCCCTCTTTTATTATACGTATAGACCCATTAATTGCAGCAGCATCATCATATGGCACATCAATATCTTTTTTTCTTGCTACAATTCTTATCTCGTCAGACTTAACAACTATACATGCTGCATCTTCTATTTCTTCTATTTTTGCTTCAAATGGGTTTGGATATGATGCTGACAAGCCGTAATCATGATCGACATCTGATCGCATAGATACATATATCCTGCTAGCATCGTATATAAAGTCGGGATCCCCCTCGGCTGTATCACACAAACGATTTATTGTTCCCGCGCCCAAACCTCGCAATGTTGGATTTTTGTCAGTTTCATAAAATCCTCGAGAGTTGAGAATAACCCTTGGTTCTGTTCTAGATGGTTCACCACTAGACTTAGTTTCAAATATTGGATCGCCGGAGGTGTTCAAATATATTCGGCCGCGGCCGGCGACAATGTCGATTGCGCCGGCTAACTCTTTTAGTATGTTCTCGTAAGAATTTTCAGATATTTTTGGATCTTCGCCTACAATAACATCGTTCGTACTAGTATCTAAAGACGCATTGCTAAGCTGATGAGGGTCAGAAGGTACTGGTGAAAACTCTGAATTCCAGCCACGATCTTGCCCTAGACATATCAGGGTGTTATTAGAACCCTGTAATACTAAATCCCCGGGGCGTTTAGTGAATCTTGGCACTGGCTCTGCAACTACAGAACCGGCTGCTAATGATCCTGTATATACCCTTTCGAAAGGCAGATCACCGTTCGCGGTTGGGCCCAATGTAGGAATAATTTCTTGACCTGGCACATTGCCCTCAGGGCCGTTTGGAAAGTCAGGTATTTTTTCTGAATCTTCATCTGATGTTTGACGATAGTCACCAATTGAGTAATCCCATCGTCTATCGTCATGTGTGTAATTTACATCATCTACATGTTGAGGTGCTTGCATTCTGCAAAACCAGTATCCGACATTTGACCCTGGCTCTCGTAAGACCCAAACTCTTTCCCCCTGCTTGATTGGCATAGATAAATGAGGCGGAAAAAATGGATAGCATAGAAATTCACCCTCTGATTCAGAAGAAAATTGTACTATTATAGAATTTCTGGGTGCTTGTGACAATTCTAGTGAATTCGATAATCTAGATAGCAGCTCGTCTACATATGGATCTGAGTTGTCATCGCCCTCACCCACGGTTGGATATCCCAAGACTGAAATGTCATACAAGATATCTTTTACTATGGCTTTCTGAAATACTGATGATGATGGTGCATCTCGTATCGAGAGTACATCTTCTGAAAGGTCTGACTGTGCGCCCAGTAAATTTCGCTGAACGTCTGTTGTCATTATGTAGCTCCCTTTTTTCCATCACCTATCTGGGAGAATATATCGTCGGGATCGATTTTGGCTTCTTGTTCTTCTGCTTTTGTTATAAGCTCTGCAAGTCTTAAAATTTGCTCATTTGACTTATTCATTCGCTCTAAATACTTTGACATCGTGGGGCCAACTGTAGCATGCTCAATTGTGCCACCCTTCATTTGGCTCCATGCATCAGTAAATAGCATGGATGCACTCTCCCTGTCATTTAGAGCATTTTCGTATATTTCTTTCCACAGTAATTTTCTTTTTTCTTCTGTAGAATGAAGATGATCTAGAATGTCAGAAAATTTATCTAATTTTGCTTTTGTTTTGTCAGCACGTGTAAGGGCATCTCCCAAGATATCATTACTCATGATTTCCTCCTAAAAAAGATTAAAGTCACCAGATGCACCTGTCAATCGCCTATAGTGCTTTCTTATTGACGACATTGCAACAGACAATTGCTTCGGCGAAAGCCCGGAGATCTCTCTGACGTATACTAGTATTGCACGCTTATTCAGAAAGTCTAAATCGTCTATATTTTCAAATACTGTAATGACTGCATTGATACAAGATTTTTCAGACTCACTAGTCACTATTCCCTGAATTTCTGTCAAAAGATTTTGAATCTCATTTCTTAGATTCCTATTGATGAGTAAGATATCTGGCGGTGGGATTACATCATGACTTTCATACATTTCTCGTTGCAGAGTTGTCATACTGTCAGGATTGTCAGAGCTCACATGTCGCTTTACTCTTTTCTTTTGTTTTCTAGACCGTATAATGAGCCAGTTCTTAGCCACAACATTGAAGTATGAAAATGCTTTGGTACCTCGTTCTGGCTTCCATTTATGCATAGACTCATATAAAAATGATACACAGTCTGACTTCATATCATGAAACGTATCTAGAGGAGACTTGAAACCATAAACAAAAATAAGATTTTCAACCAATTTTTCAAATGCAGGTTGAATTTCTTTTATATAGACATTATGTTTATCATCTGTCAGATCTTTTGATTCTTGCTCAGACTCAATCTTTTCAAAACCCTGATACGTTTGAATTGCGGCTTGGGTATCCATAGTGAAATACATGTTTCTAGGGCCTGTGCCCCTCTTACGACGTATTTTTCGCTTTTTACTCACTAGTTTTTTCAATTTACTCTCCTGGTAGATCATCATGAATGGGTTCACCGGACAGCGAGAATGCATTAGCAATATATAATATTGATGCTCTAGTATCTCTTATATCTTGCACTACCTGGCGCACTTCAGGACTATCATAATAGAGCGGTCGTTCTAGTATACTTGACATTGATTTGTACTTCTCATCCATTACATCTAGTGACTCTTCGATTGCATCTTGTATCTGAAGAATTATGAGCCCAAATCTTACTAAATAGAACAAAGACAGTGCTAACATTGAGATTAGGCATGTAATTATGATGGCTGTTGAAGACATAATGTTTAGGTGAGATTCCTCATAAGCTTGTTATAGTGTTGATTAATAGACTTCTCAGAAAAGTTTTTTCTAATCTTTTCTTTCAAATCGTTAGCCCACTGTTTGGGAAGACTGGGCTTTTTCCGGAATCTCTGCAAACACTTCTTAGCATCATCTTCTATCGGTTCAGCCCATCTAGAATTTTCAACCCAAACTCTGCCGTCGGCTCGTGCTTTTGGAATTTCTGTTAATCTATGCTTGACAGCGATAAACTTTCCGTATTTTAGAAAATCTAGGTGACCGCTCCATCCAGTTGCAATTACCGGTAGTCCACTAGCAGCAGCCTCTAAAAGAGGTAGCCCAAACCCTTCACCTCTTGTGAGTGATACTAGGGCTTTTACTGACGGTACTTTATAAAGCGAAGATACTTCTTCTTCAGACATTGCTCCATGCAAAAAATAAAATCGAGGATATGGTCCTTTTCTAACTTCTGATATTAGATTTCTCAATAATTTTTCTGTTATTGATCGATCAATTTTAGTATTGCAACCTGAGTTTGTCTTAAGAATAATTCCAACTTCAGAATCTCCGGTGAATGTCTCACACATCCACTTGACTGTATTGAATAAATTCTTTCTATCTGTATCCGGTGTCTGGCCTGTGAATTGAGCAAATAAAAGAAAATTAAAGCTTGTCGACAAGTCAATGTCAAGCGGGGAAAGATCGTCATTCGTTACTGACTTGTGATATGTTTCCGGAATTACATGAATAGGCACAGTAACACTACCTGTATCTTCAAGTACTTTTTTTGTATGTCTTGAGGGTACAACAACTGCAGTCATTTTATTACATCTGTCAATCCAATTTGGATTACACCTATCTGACTCAACTGCAGCTGTAACACCTATATTGATGGTTCCCAAATTGGGATCCCACTCATCCGGTAATTGAACTTGTACAGTAACGTCCCACTTATTACCCTCTACAGGCTTGCATGTTCTACTTATGATATCGCCTATCAAACCGTCTTCAGACTCTTCGTTAAGCATCCAGGGTGTCATTCCCCATGACAATATTTGAGCTTCGACATCGAAATCAGATCTAGATCTTGCCCATCTATAGATCTGTCTAGAGTGTACGCCGTATCCTGACATTGTCAGTAGTGGTGCTCTAACAAGTACTCTTTTTTTCATCATATTTCTTGAATCTCCCAGAGCTTATTGTTACTCTGTTTATTTTCAACTAAGTCTAGCAAAGTGTCATGCCACAAGTCGATTGTTGTTTGATGATTGAATTCAGAGTCTACGTACTCCTTTGCTTTCTTTCCCAATTCTACTCTCTTCTCATGTCCCATTTCGTACATGTCTAAGAAAGCTTTAGCAGTAGTCTCAGCTGAACAATAATCTTCATATATGTACGGTACCTGTTGAGAGCCTACCAATGACTTGAATTCTACTGGGAGTGCAATTCCGTTCTCTGATTCATCTCTATGATCTACAACTTGACGCGTAAGTCCCCCTGTCTTGAGTGCGATAATTGGCTTAGCACATGACATTGCTTCTAGTGTTGACAAACCAAATCCTTCTGCATAGCTTACATTGACACATACATCACTTATGTTGTGCAATATATTCATTTTTTCAAATTCAAGCCTGTCAGGTGAGAAAACAACGTTATCTTTTATGCCTAATAAGTCACATGTGGCATATAAATTAGGTCCCTCAGGATCATCTGGTTGAGTATGCATCAGTAGTGATGCCTTCTTGTGACCATGCTTCTCTTCTAGCATGTCTATGAATGTCTTCCATGCTAATAGTAGATCATTGGGTCGCTTTCTTTTAGCGTTTCTATTTACCCAAAATGCTACAAAATGATCTGCTCTTTCACGCCCAATAACTTCATTTCTCCACTTGATTTGCTCATCTCGCTTGATGGGATAAAACAATCCGTCAGGTAATGAATGAGGAACAAAATTTGCTCTCCCCGGGGCTAGATCTTTTAAAAATTCATATGTAAGATAAGAGTGACAGTTAATTAAGTCTGTAGAATCATACAAAACTTTATTGAAGGTGGGAACAGGAAGATTATCCCATACATGCCAATAAGCAATAGGACAAACTTGATGTATTTCATCTTCCATTTCCCAGAGCCAAATAAAGAATCTGGGGTCTGTAAAGATTAGGACAACATCTGGTTTTTCTGCGACTAAAGTTGATCTGATTAGCTCTCTATTGCCGAATCCATCAATTGGCTTAATAATAAAGTCATCATTGACAGTAATCATTCTATAATCATCATGCTTAATTGCCGCGCCAAATTGTCGAAATGACCAGCAGCCCTTCTTTATTAAGCCGTCAATCAAAAATCTACTTTGACAGCCCACTCCAGATGTGCTTAAAGCGTGATCTGAAAGCATTAATACTTTGTATTTTTTTGTCATATTTCACCCACTATAGTATCATATTCATAACATGGTACCAGTAAAAGATAGTTATTATTTGCAGTGTTCTGTATTAGCAAATTCACAAAACCTGCATGATTCTCTATTTTTTATAAAAAAGCTTCTTCTGATGGTGCTTATCATGCTAGTCACCATCTTTTGAGCCTTCTCTATAGACTTTGGCCCTGACGATACTTGTACAAGATCACACATATTCCCAGGTTTTCCGCCTCTTTTCAAAAGTATGAAACCACACCCCACGTCTCGGAGCGGAATATCATTTTTAGTTGCCCAGTAGTCTTTATAGAGAATTATTTGTGCTTGAGTTAGAAAATCTTGCTTTTTTCTCCTATCCCAACCGTATGCTTTTGATGTCTTCCAATCAAGTATCCAGTATTTCCATGTGCCATTTTTTCTGGGTACTTTTATAATTACATCGATGTAGCCCTTGAATAGAGCATCTTTGCCAGGGATTTCCTCATAGAGCATTTCTTCTGCACTGACACGCTCCCACCCTGGAAACGTTTCATCTAAGTATCGTGGAATGTCATCCCACATATTGGATGCCCATGTACACCACTCTTCAACAGGAGAGTATTTGTACCACCCGGGTTGCTTCTTAACCCAGTCGGGGTCATCAAATCCATTTTTTTCCCATGCATTTCTAATATTGTTCAGAAGTGCCTCTTTGGGAATGTTGCCGGTATTCAAGAAGCTTTCGCAACCTTCATGAACGTTGGTGCCAAAGTCTAAATAGGGTGATGGCTCAAAAATAGATATTTTATCAATATGTACTAACTTGTGACGCCATGGACATTCTTTCCAGCATCTCACTTCACTATAAGAAACGTGGGTCTTTCCGGTGGGTAGTTCTTTCATATGCTGCCTTTTTTTATTGTTCATATGAATTATAACATGCATTACAACTTAGTTCAAGCAGCAGATCTATAAAATATTTGCAGACAGCCATGTTGATACATACTTCTCTAGTCGTAACAATGGCATCCAACCTGTCTTCGCTGTGATGTTGGAAATATCTGCCAGGGTGTTCTTTGCTTCCCCGGGGCGGGCCGGTATATATTCTATTTTGCCGCCGAACATTTCTGCCAACTCATTTATAGAGTAATTTGTTCCCGTGCCTAGATTGAATACATCTCCTGAATATTCTTTTTCTGATAACAAAGTAAACCCACGAACTATATCTTTGACATGTGTAAAATCTCGTCGTTGAGTTCCGTCGCCAGTAACTGTCAATTTTTGACCCGCTCTCGTCAAATTTTCAAATATTCCTACAATTGTAGCGTATGGGCCGCTAGTTGGCTGTCTAACACCGTATACATTAAAAAATCTTGCTGTGACAGTACTCAGCCCATAGACTTCTGAGTACATTTTGCACAATTCCTCTCCTGTATATTTTGCAAATGAATACGGATTTAGTTTGGGTCCACCGTAAGCAGAACTAGATCCTGCATATATTACTTTTGCATTTGAGCTTCTGGCAAATTCTAGAACTTCTGCAGTTCCCATTGCATCTATAGAGAAGTATCTAAGAGGATCTTCAAAACTTGGTTGAATTCTAGCTAGTGCAGCTAAATGATATATTACATCAAAGTTAGATTCAAATCGATATGTATTGAGATTGCGTATATCATCAATCCAATATGTAACACCCTCTCGCTTGTTGTTTATGTTGCTTGATTCTGAGCACAGATTATCTATTACAGTAATTTCATTTTCAGGATCATACAACAGCTGCTCAACCAAATGTGACCCTACAAAGCCCAAGCCTCCTGTCACTAATACTCTAGTCATTGCTAACCGCCCTCCCAGACATAGATTCCCAGTCTCTATTTGATCTCAACTCATTGTTTTTTGTCTGTACAGAGGATAGCAAACTTGTGTCTACATTGTTTTTAGATCCAAAGTGTATCATTGCTGCTAAGTCTTTTGGTAAACAATGTCCCCCAAAAGCAAAGTCACCATCTGGACCGGGTACTGTAACATGACTCTGGCCAATTCTTGTGTCATAAAGTGCGTACTCACAGACTTTATCATAGTCTAAGCTAGATGCAGAACATAATTGATACATTTCATTTGCAAATGTCACTTTAGTTGCTAAGAAGCAATTGATGAAATACTTTACCATTTCGGCAGTCTCTGACTTAGTTATGATAATTGGTATTTCTGGAAACGGTTTTCGAAACATTGATTTGACACGCTTGGCACCGCGGCAATTCACGTCAGGATTACCACCAAGTATTATTCTTGTTTGATTAATAAAGTCATTGAATGAATTTGCCTCTGTCAAGAACTCAGGACTAAAGCATACATCTAGTTTGCTAGTGCTATTTATTCGCTTAGTAGTACCAGGTGGGACTGTCGACTTTATAACTAACGTGGGACTTTGATCTAGGGTGGTACATTCAGCTTCAATGCCTGCTATCACACTTTCTAAAAGTCTAGTGTCACACTCCCCTGACTTTCTCATCGGGGTAGGTATGCACACAAATATAATCTCAGATTTTCTGCACACTTCTTTGTGTGTACTATTGCACTTAGACTCATCGATATCATAAGTCAATATATTGTAAAAGTCCTTGAGGCCCTCTCTAATAGCCGACCCCACAAATCCCTGCCCTACTATTCCTATCATGCGTCTCTCCATAATTTCTTAACTGTTTTAGCTAGCACATCTTCAAACACGCTATTTGAAGTGTACCCCAAGTCTTTTAGTTTTTGATTAGTAATTGAGTATCTAAAATCATGGCCAAGTCTATCATCAACAAACTCAACGCTACTATCAAAGTCTTTTTCTAAAATATCACATATAAGGCGACATATCTGAATATTTGTAATTTCTTTTTTTCTAGTTATGTTGTACGTCTGATTTAGATCAGAGTTTTCCATTATATAGCGAATAGCAGCTACATTGTCTTCTACGTATAACCAGTCTCTGACGTTAGTACCGTCACCATATAATGGAATCTTTTTGCCAGATTTGAGCGATCTTACAATTGTGGGTAGAAGCTTTTCTGAATGCTGCCTTGGCCCAAAATTATTAGACGGTCTGACTATGATATATTCAATACCGTGTGTATTTGAATATGATTTTATGAGGTGTTCTGCAGCTGCTTTTGTTGCAGAGTATGGATTCTTTGGATTGAATCTAGACACTTCATGGTGCGACCCATATTGTATCGATCCATAAACTTCGTCTGTCGACACATGAAGCAATTTAGTGTTTGT